GCCAGGAGTCGGACATCCGCGTCCGTACCGTCGATTGCACGGAGAATGGTGTCGGTGTTACCGATAGCCGTAGCCTGGGCACCGAGAGAAGCCGCAGCAGCACCGCCACCGTTACCCCAGCTGTTCATACCCCAGTTACCAAAGCCGATGCCGTTCCAGATGAGACCGCCGAGGAGACCACCCAGGATACCAGCACCAAAACCGGAACCGGATCCGCCGAAGAGACCGCCGTTGTTGTAAGCATACGGAGGATAGTTGTTGTAGCCAAGGCCGTTCAGAGCCAAGACTGCAGGAATGTTGCCCCAACCGCCATTGTTCTGGCCGTCAGGCATGATGATTGTTTTTTCGTCAGCCATTTTGACTAAGTTTTAAGGTTAGAAATCATGCGTGATAGAAAGTTCTACCACGACACAAAGTTGACGAAAAAGCGGCCCTCAATGAAGGTCGCTTCAAAATAGAGATATGTCGCAGATTACAAAACCGTTACTTGTAGCAAATTATTTCTTCCTCCATCTGTCCGGAATGATTTTCACAAACTTATGGAACGGATATAGCAGAACTCGCTTCGGTTTTGCGATAAGTTTCCTTGCAATAGACGCTCTTACATTAGATTCAGAGACGCCATAGAACTTGGCAAAGTCGGAAATCGTTCCGTGAATTTCCATATTGTTTTCGAGCGCCTTGATCGCGCCATTCATTTCGTCCATAGTACAAAGATTGTTATCGACCTTGTACTTGTAGAATCCGAGAATTTCGGAGAGAAGTTTATTTGCGTCCATTTGAGAAGAAAACTTTATAAGCCGAGATTAATAGCAGAATCGTCATCACCAATGTTAACGAATCCGTAACGAGAGATTCAATCTCGGATAGCTCTATTATGTAATAGTCTATAAAAGAAACTATCTGCGGAAATAAAGGAAGGACACAAGCCATACGATGCCAGCGGCATAAATGAAGAATCTTTGAGTAAATAAGATGAGCCGCTATGACAAGAGGAGAAATATAGAATAGCGTATCGCAGAGTGCTTGTGCGGATTCACTCAACCAAGAGTATGCAGCAAAGTCTATAATGTATAACGCAGTGAATACGAATGGAACAATCTGTATCGAAAGCGTGATACGCTTCAATACGATAATTAGTCTTTTGATTTTACCTGTGTCGTATTCTTGGTTTACCATTTCTGGTCGTCCTGATGTCAATCAATGCCTTTGCCCTTGTCTGGAACATCCTTTCCCCGCTCGGGTTATCGTTCCTAACAACGGTAACGGGCACACTTGCAAGAAGCGTGCCGGAGCCCCTGCTGACGGACTTGACCTTGACTTTTACCTTAGCCTTGGACATTATTTAATCTTCTCGGCATAAAGTTTCGGGACACTGATTTCGTCCGGCTTTATGTATGCCTTGTTCGTGAAGAGCAGCATAGCCGCTATTACAATTTCAGCCATAGTTTTAGAGTATAAATAAGAGGTTTTCTAAATATCAAACCAAAACTTAGAATAAGACCGCCGAGAAGCCACCAAAACGCCCGGATACGGAACTTCTGCCACCAAGATAGTGGTTTCTCTACCTTGACCTCCTTGATGATGCTATGCTCGTGTTCTTTCGTGTTAGTAACGCCCGTGTAAAGCCAATGCTCCGGCAGTTTCAAGTCGTATGCGATCCTGGCCTCAGACTTGTTGCGCAACGAGTGGTGGAGCATCCCGTCTTTACCAATCCAAGCATCCGACTCCGCCACGCTTGTTTCCCGGTGCGAAGTGTCGCCGACATGGACGATTGCCTGGTCGGACTCAAGAGGGATAGGGACATAGATAGTCGTGTCTCTCCAGGCAGTAGAGTCGCGGACCTCGGTTACCGTCACCGTGGCCACCCTCTCAACAATCTTCGGGGAACATCCGGAGAGGAGCGAAAACAAGACTACTACTAAAACGCCCCTCCCCAGAGTCCCTATGTATGACTTATTGTCCATCCTTCCATTCCAAAGTTAATGGTCGCCGCAAAGTACGCGGACTCAAAATCATCGAACGGGCCGATTCTATATCCGCCCGTGGTTGTTACGAACCAACTCATAAGATTTCGATTGTAATTTTCTCGCCTCGTTTCCTCGCTTCCTCCATTTTCTGATACAGGGCCTTGAAGGTATCCCTGGAAGATGTCAGCTTGCCTTTCGCGGTGTTCCTTCCGCAAAGGATACAGCCAGCCGAGTCGAGGGCCGTCGATCCTGGATGGATGAGAATCCCGTCGAATCCAGGGACATTGAGAAGCCGGGGCATCCTTCCGCCGCAAAGGTCTCTGTACCATTTGATGGCCCTGTACTTTGGCGAGACGACATTGAGCGTTATCTCGTAGGTTCCAGACGGGATTGCAGTCTCGCCAGGGACCTTTACTTTCCGGATGTGTTCCAGAGAATCCGTCTGCTTGAGACCACGGTCCTTGTCCTCAAGGGATTCGTAGAATCGCTTCCCGTCCACGAACAGGCGGGAAATTGTATAAGTGTCCTTCTTCCAGGCACGGTCAATCTTGAGTTTCATTTTCTTCCCTTTTTCTTTGTGGTGAACTGTCCCTTCTCGTTCCTCGGCTGGCCTTTCGGCATCGGCTTGAACACCCCGTCGAAGGTCACATCGTCCGCGATGATTCCAATCCTTGCGGCCACCCAGCGTCCGACGAAGACGATTACCGACTTCAGGAATCCAAGAAGCGAAAACTCGATGTCCTTCGTGCAAAGGTAATTTCCGATGATTGATCCGATCTCGTTCACATAAACCAGGGCGAGGGTGGCCCATTGAATCCATTCCTCCTCGAAAGCAATAGACATAGACGAGGCAAGAATGAGCCATGCGGCGAACTCAAACACCTTCCCCGTCGTCCCCCGGAGCGCCTTTGAGAATGTAACCCTATCATCGGGACGTTTGTATTTCTTGTATCGGTGGCGGGATGCCTTGACCCCGAACCAAAGGTCCAAGGCTATCAGAACCAGCGCGGGCAGCGCAAAAGGAATCATAGCGAGTACGGTTTTTTGTAATACGGCAACTGTTACGGCGACTACGCCGCCCTCTACAACATTGTTTGTCGTTGCGCCAATGTCGGGCTGTTTCATAGCTTTGTTCATTTAATCACCCATAGGGCAATCGTTCCGACCACCCAATAGGCAAGGTTTTGATACCATCTCGGCTCGTAGTCAAGGTCAACGTCTGCAGACTTGTCCCGCTTGATCCCAAGGGAGTAGGCCCAATTATGAGCGGCCCACTCCCTCTTGATGTTTGCATCGCTGCGGAACCACAACCGACACGACGGGTGCAAGTTGCGAATCTTGTTCAACTCGCGGTCGAAATCACCCTTGCGAACGAAACAAGAGTCAATCAACTTCACCCGGTCTCCGAAAATCTTGTACTTCATCAGTCAAGTGCCTCTGGGCCGTTGTTCTTCCCGTCATACAACATGTGCCAAAGCCATTGGGCGAGAACATAGGCAAATGTCTCGAAGATGGCGCAAATTGGGAAGTACATGACCACCCATTTGGCAATCTCCGCGAATAAAGATTCCTCGATGACCTTGCCAAAGCAAAGCCCACAAATGAGCATCACGACCGCGACCACGACCGCAGTCCAAATAGCGAAACGCTTGCAGAATTTTCTCTTGTCCATAGTAGTTTTTTGGGGTTAAAGTTTGCGAGTTACAAATCGTAGAAGATTGTGCCGATGTTCGTTCCGTTTGCACCAATTAAATCAAACTGGCAGGGGGTGTTCCCTGCGAATCCCATAGCCGGACGGCACTCCTGCCCGTTGGTGTAGTTCATATAGCACTTGCCACGATGTCCTCCCCAATTCTGCGTGAGTTGTTTCAGCGATGCGACCGTGTAAAGCCGGGAATCAGCGAAAGACCAGAACAAGACCGGAACATCCTTCGCGTATTCGGTAGTGAATCCGGTGTCTATCCGGGTGAACATAAACAGTCCGTTTGGCGTTTCCACATAGCATAGGGTGTTTACCGCGATGCCATAGGGCATTTCCGAAAGGATTTCCCGTGAGGTTATGTCAATGACACCCGTATTGCTATTCCGCTGAATACGGGAAAGGGTGTTGTTGCTACCGTGGTCGGTTGCAAAATAGATGTAATCCTCCGTGAAGATGAAGTTGATGCACCGCAGAGGTTGTCCGTCCAATGCCCAAGACGGCTTTGTCGCATTGTCGAAGTCCGTAGCGAGGGTATTCCAGTTTTCCCCGTTGTCGGTGGAATAGAGCCAGAAGAACTGTCCCGTGAAGTCACCGGTGGTGCAGTAAAGGATGCCCGTCCACGGGTCTCTCCGGATCATGTGGAAGTGGGTGATTGTCCCGTTCGTGACGGGATTCCAACTCGTTGTCTTGGACAGGACGGTCTTCCAATCGGAAGGCGATGTGTACGGATAAGTGCCTTTCCAAATATGGAGGACTTGGTTGTTTGACACCGTTCCGTCATACTCCGCAAATATGCAGTATTCCGTCCCATTTACCTTGATGAAATCCACGCCGGAGTTGTAGAGCCATCCCTTCGGACTGACATTGTTGTCCGAGGACTTCGCGTCCACGGTGTAGTTCTGCCCATCGTGATAGACACGGATGGGGAGGCGGTTGTCCCTTACCACACCGATAATCGTTCCGTCCTCCGGGGACACCGCAAGCACATAGTCCTTCGGGGTGTAGTCCAGGGTTGCGACTTCCACCGCATTGTCCAACTTCGTACCGAAGTACACCTTCCCGTCATCGCCCGGCAACTTGTGGAAAAGGAAACCGCTATGGAACGGAATCTTGTTGTCCGCAATCCTGGTCTTGATTGCGGCGAGGGCGAGGGAATCATTGGAATCCTCCGTCAAGGATGAAAGGAGCGGAGACCAACGGACGGTGGCGAGATTGACCGACTTTTCGATGTCTGCAACCACCTCCGGGTCGAGGGCATCGTAGTCCACCGACCCGTCCGGGATGTTCAGGACAGCACCGCTCCCTTCCTTCGTGACGGTGTACTCGAAGGCATCCAAAGATGCACCCACGGACAAATAGAAGAACTTCGCACCTTCCGGGATTCGCAGAGAATGTTCCGTCCCCGTGTCAATAGTTTCATTCCAATATGCTGAAAGTACATTCCCCTCTTCATCCGTGAAAACATTTCCGAATCCCCCCGTAGTCTTGAACACGGGGAATGTGATAGTAGACGGGTATGAAACCGGAATCTTGAAAACATAGCCGCCCGTGATTTCTCCCTTTGTAACCGCACCGATTGTCCCTTTTGACACCGCATTGTCGGCTTTGAGAATCTTGTCCTCAAGATAGACATAATCGGCTTTGAGTTGAGCCTTTGTTATGGTTGTTGTTTCGGTGTTGATGTCCGCGATTTGTTCCAGGTCGCTCTGGATGTCTTCCACATCCGCACCGAGGACTTTGCCCATTTCTGCGGACAACGCCTTGTCTGCACCGCCCGTTGAAAGGTCGTTCACGATGCCGACACTTGACGGGAGACTGCCTCCCGTTCCGTATGGATATACCGTAATGTTTGCCATATCGTTTTAGATTTGAGGGCCAGTAAACGCACCGCTCCCGGCGGCATTTCCGAAGAAGGTGTTGGACACCTTGTCCCATAGTCCGTACTCTCCGTTATAGACGCAAGGCACACCGTCAAAGACGGCGGTTGTGAAGTTGGTGTCGCTGAAAATCTTGCAGTAATACACCTTCACCCCGTTCGATGCGTGTTGTGCCACCGACCCGTCCTGGTTGCTTGCGAAGATGTAGATGTTGCGGTTTGTTGTCACCGTATGATTCTGTGTTTCTGTTTTTTCAGTGAATACGGATTCGCCACTTTGCTTTATTCCAAAATATTCAGTCCCATTTTGGAGTTTTGTCCGTACAATTACCGGGGTGTGGTTGCTCAAAGTGTCGGCCATACTCAAACCTTGATTCGCTCCCGTATAATAACCGAAGGCGATGTTGTTGTCATAGGC